AAGATACACCAGCACTCATTGCTGTGATGGAAACAACGGAAAAGGCAGTAGATGTAATTCCAAAGTTACAGGGCAAGGTAAGACAAGTTATTACAGTTTTAGGAAGCACTGGGGACTCTACTGTGGCTGAATTTGCAAAAGCTATTGAGGCAACTGACTCATTAACTTATTTTCCTGTGGTAAAGTCAATTACAGACGCTTCGGGACTTGAGGGGCTAGACAGAACAATGGTCGGGGTTCACTCAAGAGGACAAGAGTTAGCAGCAGCCTTAGTTGGTGCAACCGCAGGTTATGAGGTGGGTTCTTTTACTTATAAGAACATCCTTATTAAGGGCGTCGCACCAGATGATATCACAGACGGAGAAGTTAAGGTGATTGATAATGATAATAAGTCAGGTCCAGTCTATGGTTATACTATTCAGCGTAAGGCAGGTGACATTGTGACAACGGAGGGCAAGAATGCTGCTGGCGAGTATATGGACATCGTAGATTCATTTGACTGGATTATTTCTAATATTCAGTATCAGGCACAAAAGCTTTTCAATAATGCAAAAAAGGTAAACTATGATGATGCAGGAATTGGAATCTTAGAAGGAATTACAAACGGTGTGCTTAAAGAGGCTGACACAAAAGGCATGATTGCCCATGACGAGAATGGCACTGCACTATACGATACTAACTTCGGAAGGCGAAGTGAGACATTGGGCACTGATCGTTCTGCTAGAGTATATAAGCTTGGTCGATTTAATTTCGACTTGGCCGGAGCAATCCATACGGCAACGATTAATGGGACAGCATCAATCTAGGAGGTAAGGGATG